CAGCCGCTGGCAGTAAGAAGGTGGCGAAGCAGACTGGCGTTCCGATGTCTGTGGCAAAGGAGATGATTGCCAAGACTCCTAAGAAAGCCTATAAGAAGATGCCAGCTAAGAAATGAAGCCAATTTGGGACAAGCCCCGTCCGAAAAAGCTGGGCGAGCCTGACGCTCTGTCGAAGAAGCAGAAGCGATCAGCGAAAGCGATGGCTAAGTCTGCTGGCCGACCCTACCCTAATCTCGTGGACAACATGAGAGCAGCGAGGAAGAAATGAAGTGTCCTATTGTCACGGGTGATGCCAAGCTAAACGACGCCAACCGAGAGAAGGCAGTCGATAAGGCTGATTACGGTGAAGCCGAGGAAGGCGCAGAGTACAAGTGTGAGAACTGTGCTGCGTTCGTACAGTCAGACGAGATGCAGGGCTGTCTGGAAAACGGCATTGCCAAGGACATGGAAGAAGAAGCAGAGGACATGGGCTACTGTGCCCAGTTGGATTTCGTCTGCTCCGAGGACATGGTTTGCAGCAAGTGGTTGGGCGGACAAGCCAAGCATAAGGGCGGCATTGTCATAAAGATTGCTGGGATGATGGACGAATGAGTGCCGCATGGACTCGCAAGGCTGGCAAGAACCCCAAGGGCGGGCTGAACGAGGCCGGGCGTAAGTCTTACGAGCGAGCCAACCCTGGCAGCGACCTAAAGCCTCCGGTAAAGTCAGGCGACAACCCGCGCAGAGCATCGTTTCTAGCGAGGATGGGCAATATGCCTGGGCCGGAGTACAAGGACGGTAAGCCTACCCGGTTACTTCTGTCGCTGAAGGCATGGGGCGCATCCAGCAAGTCAGACGCTAAAGCCAAGGCAAAGGCTATCAGCGAGCGAAACAAGCGGTGAGGATAACGATAAGCGAAACCCCGTTTTGGCACGCTATCGTTGAAGATTTCTTCGAGGAAGCGGAAGAAATAGCGCGAGAGTTCCCGCATCCAGACGATGACTGTTGGTTCCGCTACGACAACCCGCTAGAGATCAAGCAGACCTGCAACAACTGGCAACGGTTTGGCCCAGCTACCTACCGAGCCTTCCAGAGTATGTGTGAGACTGGGTTCACCATGTTTCTTAGCCACAAGGCAGGAGACGTACTTTATCCAGACTACGGGTTACACGGTGGAGGACTGCACCAACATGGCAGAGGCGGCAAGCTAAACGTCCACCTGGACTACAACCTGCATCCAAAAGTAAACCTTCAGCGCAGGCTAAACATCATCGTCTACATGACTCCCAACTGGGACGAAGGCTGGGGTGGGCATTTAGGGCTGTACGACAAGAAACGGAAGCTAGTAAAGTCAATCGAACCTTACTTCAACCGCGCAGTCATATTCGACACTCGCGGTTCATGGCATGGGCTACCGGAGCCGATTACCTGCCCGGAGGATGTCACCAGAAACAGTCTAGCAATGTATTACTTGTGCGACCCTGGTATCACGGACGGACGGAAACGCGCTTTGTTTGCACCATCTCCAGAGCAAGTAGGCGACCCACAGATTGACAGGCTAATATCAGAACGCAGTAAAATGTAAAGCGCATGACCCAATAGGAGTGCGTGTTGTGAATAAAGTTCAGGAACAAAATCTTACGCAGCGCGGAGCCGGTAGGCCAAAAGGCGTAAAGAACAAGACCACGTTGCAAGTAAAAGAGGCGATCAGTTTTGCTGCGGCGGGACTAGGTGGCGCTGAGAGGCTTGTAGAGTGGGCGAAGGAAGATCCGCAGAACGAGCGAGTGTTCTGGGCGCAGATTTACCCCAAACTGCTTCCGCTAGAAATCTCTGGCAACAACGGTGGGCCAATCGAGGCTGTCATTAGATGGGCGTCCGAGAAGTAGTTATCCCCTACAGTCCTAGAGCGCAGCAGATGGAAATCCACTCTGCGCTGGATGACCATCGGTTCGCGGTTGTAGTTGCGCATAGAAGATTAGGAAAAACTGTCAGTGCCATCAACCAGCTAATAAAGTCGGCGGTGATGTGCCAGTTAGAACGACCGAGATATGCCTACATTGCCCCAACCTACAGCCAAGCCAAACGAGTCGCCTGGGACTACCTCACCCACTTTGCCGCACCACTCGGTGGAACAGCCAACATCTCAGAGTTGCGAGTTGACTTCTGGGACCGCAGGATCGGGCTATACGGATCGGACAATCCAGATTCACTTCGGGGAAGTTACTTCGACGGAGTGGTTCTCGATGAGGTGGGGGATCAAAACCCGAAGATCTGGAACGAAGTGATACGCCCTGCCCTCGCTGACCGAAAAGGCTGGGCGCTGTTCATCGGGACGCCAAAGGGCCAGAACCACTTTTTCGACCTACGCAACCGCGCTATTGGTGAGCCGGGGTGGAAACTCCTAGAGTTCAAGGCAAGTCAAACCAAGATCATTGCCCAGGCTGAACTAGACGACGCTTTGCGGGAAATGGGGCAAGACAAGTACGACCAAGAGTTCGAGTGCTCTTTCCACGCTGCCATTGAGGGGGCGTATTACGGTCATCAACTCAACCAGATGGAAGGGGAGGGGAGATTCTGCGAGATCAAGCGGGACGACCTTTGCAAGACCATCTGTGCGTGGGACTTGGGTATCGGTGACTCTACGTCTATCTGGGTGGCACAGGTTCACGGCCAGGAAGTAAGGCTTCTGGATTACATCGAGAACCACGGTGTTGGACTGGATTGGTACGTTCGAGAGCTACGAAACCGGGATTGGCACAAGGCTGAGAACATTGTCCCGCACGACGTACAGGTAAGGGAGCTAGGCTCCGGCAAGTCCCGTCTCGAGGTGTTGCAAGCCGCTGGTCTGGAGTGTCGGATTGCTCCGCGTCTGTCTGTCGATGACGGTATTCAGGCTGTCCGTAGGCTGCTGCCGCGCTGCTGGTTCAATGTTCCTGCGGTAAGTGAGGGTTTGAACTGTCTGAGGAACTACCGGCGGACGTTCGACGAGAAGCAGAAAGTGTTCTACGACCGACCGTTGCACGACTGGTCATCTCACGGAAGCGACGCTTTCCGATACCTTGCGATTGGACTAAACGAAACGCAGTCCAGTTGGGGCAAGCCGATCAACGTACAAACTCGCTGGATTGTCTAATGCTAATGCCGCAAGGTAATATCGTGCCTAAGCACGCTTTCGATGCTCTAGTCAAGGAAGTTGCCGATCTGCGTAAACAGATCGAAGAACTTAAAGCTAAACAAGAGCAGAAACGACCGTATACGCGAAAAGAGGTCGAAAATGGATATCGGTAGGCTACAAGGCATTCTGCAAGCAGAGATTGACGATGCTATCGGGATGCTCGACTCTGAAACGACAGAAGAACGCGGTCAGTCAATCGACTACTACCTCCGCAAACCTTACGGCAACGAGGTAGAGGGCCGCTCTCAGATCGTTACCGGCGAGGTTGCCGAGGTTGTCGATGGTGCACTGCCGCAACTCATCCGCGTATTTACTGCAAGCGATGACCTTGGCAGGTTTGAGCCTGTAGGCCCAGGCGACGAGGAAGGCGCGAAACAGGCGACCGACTATGCAAACTGGGTGTTCTACAAGGACAACCGAGGTTTTGCGCTGCTTCACGACTGGTTCAAGGACGCTCTGCTGGAGAAAACCGGCACGCTGAAAGCGTACTGGGAGCAAAAGATTGACGTTAACGAGGAGGCATATCGGGGTCTGACTGACAACGAGCTTCTCCTGTTGATGTCGGACGGTACTCGGCAGATCGTTGCACAGGAGACGATTACCGAGGAAGTCGCGTCTCCGATGGGAGTTATGCAGCAGACGACGCACAATGTCGTCGTGCAGAAGCGCATCAACTCTGGCCGGATTCAGATTGACGTAGTGCCTCCAGAGGAGCTGATTGTCAGCAAGAAAGCAACCTGCGTAGAGGATGCGCCCTTCATTGCCCACAGGAGGCTCGCCACGCGATCAGAACTGATTGCGATGGGGTTTGACCCTGACCAGATCAACTCGCTGCCAGCGTACAACTCTCTGGACTTTACCGAGGAGCGACTTGCACGATACTCGCCTGGAGAGGAACCGTTTGAGCAAGAGAGCCTCGA